AAACCATAGAAAACCACACAAAACCACACAAAACCATGGAAAACTTAAATCTAGGTTATGTCACTTTTTATTTGTTACAACTATTAAAAAAAAAAAAAATTAAAATAAACTAAAAGTTGCAGACGGGGGGTGGGTGGTATTTTGTGTTTTGTCTAGTTATCGGTGGTTTTAGCTGGTTATGTGGTGTTTTGTATGGTATTGCGTCTGGTGGGTTGTTTTGGCATACTTTCGCCCGGCGGTATGGTTGCCCGGATTATGTCGGAAGTACGCCGGGCGGGGCGCAAACGGGCATTACGGGGCTTTTATTTTACCCTGGATATTCGTCCGGGTAAGCAATTCATAAACCCGGGCAAAAGAAAAGGACAAGTCAACTTAACCTGTCCTTTATTTCTGTCTTTATCGCTTAGCTTAGAGGCTAAAATCGATTCCGTCCAGAGCTTTCAAACTTTCCTCATAGCGTCGGGTAAGCTCCGCCAGAATCCGGGCTTTTTGCTCGGCGTCTTTGTTGGTGTAAAGCCCGTTGATGATAGCTTCGGGTGTTGCGCCTTTGTAGCTTTCAAGGGCTTTTGCCGGTACACCTTGTGCTTTGATGAAGGTCAAAATATAATTGCGAAGTCCGGCGTTTCCGTTGGATTGCGTCCGGCGCTCACCGAGTTTACCCTCCAGAGCTTCTTGCAAAACGCGGTCGACATAAGTCAAACGACTTTGTTCTGGGTTTGCGGCATAAAGACTATTAACTTTATCATTAAGCTTCCGTGTACCGTAATCCAAAAGCGCCGCAATTGTTTCTGCCGGAAAGTCGGCAAGGGTGTAAATGTATTCTTTTCCGGCGCTTTTGAAATTAAAAGTAAGCTTGTAATCCAAAAGACTTGCGACTTTTGACATTGTATCTTGAATCATCATAATTGTCTCTTTTTCCATTGTTTTGTACCTTTCAAAAATTTAAGTTGATTTTCAAATAATATCAAAACATCATTGTCTTGATATACAAGTAATATACACCTGCTTAAAAAAGAAGTCAACCCCCTAAATACACCCGGCCTGGTAACAAAATGTTACAAATTGTTACAAAATCTAGCCCCGCATGAATCCAACCAAACAATAGTCCGCCCCGGCAGGTCAACCCACCGCCTCCCCTTTCGCGCGCGCGTTTTAGGGGGTATTGCCTTCAGAGAAAATTTGTGATGAAAAAGGTGAGCTAGCTCAATCAAGCAAGCAGCAAGCTAGCTCATTTCTAATACCACAAGCATAACTACCGTCGTCGTTCTGACCGAAAAGGGGTTGACAGGCCGAAAGGCAAGCCTTATAATACCCGCAGTGCAATGCTGAAAAAGAAAGGAGGCCGAAATGGCAAAAGGTGAAACAACCAGAGGTAAGATGCTCAGCCCGCTTGAAGTAGAGGTGCTGGGCGCGATTGATGTAGGGGACTTAGTAGAGCGAGCAGCAAGTCCATTGCCGAGTAGTGAAGCTCCGAGCTTGGCAAAGCTTAGACAGATTCATCATGAGATAGCCAGGCTTCTGGCAAGCGGGCTTTCGGAACAGGAAGTAGCCGCGAGTACAGGTTATAGCTTGAGCCGTATCTCCATCTTGAAGCAAGACCCAAGCTTCAAGGAGCTTCTTGCCTACTATGCAGCTCGGCAAGAGGAAGTCTTTATCGATGTCCGTAAGCGGCTTGCTATGCTTGGTACTGATGCCGTGGCTGAATTGCAAGACCGCTTGGACTTCAAGTCTGATAGCCTAACTAACACGCAGCTCATTGAAATCACTAAGGCCGCACTTGACCGGGCTGGCTATAATCCTGTGGCCAAGAGTGAGAACGTGAGTGTGCTGTTGACTGCGGAAGAGCTGCAGAAGATGAAACAGAGTGTGGGAGGAGGTGTAGTCAATGTCGTTGAATCACTATCACAAGATTGTGAACCTGCGCAATGTACAGATTCTAAAGAATAGTCCCTGGGCCGGCAAGCAACCAAGGCTCAAAGGAAACAGAGCTAAGGGCAAGACCTATGAGAGGACTATTTTGCGATGCTTGAAGAGGGCTTTCTTAGAGCCAGATAGAATCCATTATAACGAATGGCTCGGCTACACAGATGCCAGTGGTAGCAATTTTTGCCAGCCGGATATCTATGTAGTACTGCCTAGCTACGTGCTGCTACTGGAAGTTAAGCTCACGCAGACCGAAGATGCGGAAATTCAGCTCCGAGATTTATATCGGCCTCTGCTGGAAGAGCTTTACTCCCGACCAGTCGTCATGGTTCAGGTTTGTAAGAACCTTCGCTACAAGCCCATCAATGCAATTAGCTCACTTCGAGAGGCCTGTGAACCAGGGAAACTTTACACCTACCACTGTATAGGAGAACTTGTGAATGTCTAATTTATCCACCCAAGACCTTATTGCTTTGCAGAATGCCTACTATATGGACCCTGTGGAGTTCATGCGAAGTGTGCTTGCTGATTGGTTCACAGCACCACTTAGCTGGTTACATAGGGGTTGGCTTGCTATCCTTCTGCGCAGGACGGACTTTCTGCCGAAATATGGAGAGTTGGACAAAATTATCAAGCATTTTGTTTATAAGCGAAATCCCTGGGACACTCAGGAGGTAGGTAAGCCCCTTTTTAAACTGGAAGAGGATGGCTCTGTCAGTTTGACCATTACCAGGAACACAGAAATTATGATGCCTCGTGGAATTGGTAAGACCACGCTGTTCAATGGTTCTATCATCTTCATGGCAGTCTATGACATTCGCAAGTTTGTCCTTTTGATTGGCGAAACTGCTACCCATGCGAGTCAGCAGCTACAGAACATTCGCAGAGAGTTCGAGGAAAACAACCGACTTCGAGCAATTTATGGGAACCTGAAAGGTACTGGCAGTTGGAATAATGACCAGATTGAACTGGCCAATGGCTTTGTTCTTGCAGCGACTGGTCGAGGTGGCCAAGTCCGCGGTCGAAATGTGAATGGGCATAGACCGGACTTGATTGCCCTGGACGACGTGGAGGATGAGGAGTCTGTAAGCACGCCAGAACAAAGGCAAAAGACCTTGCTTTGGTTTATGTCCTCTGTAGTTCCGGCTATTGCGGAACTCGACCCAAATGCCTCAATTTTTCTTTCTGGCACCCTGCTGCACAATGAGGCCCTGCTGGTCCAGGTTGGCCGAGACCCTACTTTCACTACGGTTGTGCTGGGTGTGTTGGACTCTGATGGCCAGCCTGTCTTTCCACACTATATGAGCCTGGAAAAGCTGGAAGCAAAAAAGAGCTTCTACTCCAGACAGGGGAAGCTTCCTCAATTTTATCTGGAGTTTTTTAACCAACTGGTATCTGAAGACACTATGAAGCTGAATCCAGCCTTCGTGCAGAGAGAAGTCTTGATGCGCCCTGTGGCATTGGCTCTGGCTCATGACCCTGCTATCTCGAAGAAAAAGAAAAGTGACTCGGCTACCTTCTGCGTGCTTGGGCTCTATGCTGCAGGCAGATTTCAGGTGGAGGATATCTGGGGTGCAATCGGGCTTACTCCACAGGAAGCTAGGGATAAACTCTTTGAGCTGCATAGAAAGTGGCACGCCTACGCTCCGGAAGTTCCGCTTTATGTTGGTCTGGAAACTGTGGCCTACCAGGAAGCCTTGTATGACCTCTGCACGGAGAAAATGGCGCAGGACGGATATTGGTTCCAGATTGAGAAACTTAAGTTCAATCAGGAGAAGGGTGCTAGAATCCTTGGGCAGCTTGAGCCTCGCTACAAGGCCAGGGTCGTTCATCATCGTCGGGAGTTTGGTGAGCTGGAAAGTCAGATGATGGAGTTCCCAGCTGGGCATGATGACTACTTGGATGTTGTGGCTATGGCGATGTCCATGCTGCAACCACTTTATGCTGCGGCTGCTGAGAAACAAGTTGACAGGGAGGCTGAAAGTGGCTCATACTATGACAGTGAAGCCGGGGAAACCGGAGGACTTTAGAATTAACCTTGGAAAGGAGAAGAGCATGGAAGAGAGTAGTGGTTTTCCTCTTGATGATTTGATGGATGACCTGGAAGTACCTGAACCTCAGGACGAGTGGGAAAAGCAGCATAAGGCGGAAAAGGAAGCCGGAGCAAAGCTGCTTGCGAAAGCTATTCTTGCGGGTGGTGTGGATTCTGAGGAGTCCATTGTGAAGAGTATTTTAAAGTTCCAAGATTTGGGACGAGTTATGAGAGGAGTAATGTAAAATGCCTGGATTGCAAGATTTACAAAGAGCAGCAATGCCGATAACAGGGCCGGCTAGTGTGGATGCTGTGGTAGCTGCGCTGAGCCCGCAGGAGATTGCAATGGCCTCGCAAGGGATTGACCCTTTTGGAAGTGACCAGGGTATGATGCAAGGTCAATCTGCGATAGCTGAAGCTATGCCGCAAGGAGCTATCCCAGGTCAAGCACCTACTCAGATGCCCGGTTTAACGCCGGAGGCGAGAATGGCTATTGGTCAGATGCTGGAGCAGAGCTTGGCAGCTATTGGACAGCCAGCGAGTGAAGGTGACGCTATGGCTATGCAGAGCATTCAAAACGCGCTGATGGCTTTGCAGGCGGGAGGTCAGTAAATGAATCAGAGAGAAAAGGAGTTTATTCGGCCGAAGTCTGAAGGGCATAATAAGCTTCTTGCTAGAATCAAAGCTCAGCTCTCAGAAAGCGAAAGTAAGATGTCTCAGTTCTACAATCGCTGGAACATGAGAGAGCTTCAGTATCAGGCATATATGCCAGTGCAAGACTGGGAAGCCAAGTACAAAAATGCTTGTAAGGACAAAGAGCTTAGTTCTGTTAAAAAGCAAGATGCGAATATCATTGTGCCTTATAGCTTCAGTACGATTCGAACTATTGTAACCTACTTGGCTACAGTGTTCTTTGCAAGAAAACCTATTTTTACAGTAAGCACTTATGACCCGGCACTTATTCAGAACGCCAAAAATATGGAGAACCTTCTGCAGTATAATGCAGACCACGCAAAGCTTGTGCAGCAAGGAATTCAGTTCCTCTACAATGGGGAGATTTATGGCTTGGGTATTCTTAAAACCGCGTTTAAGACTGAAACACAGCCACGGACATCCTGGGTCACCGATGTCATGACTGGCTTGCCTTTGCGCGTTCGGGAATCTCGACTGGTCTACCAGGGCAACACTGTCGAGGTAATTGACCCATTTTTATTTTTTCCAGACCCAAGAGTGCCGATGGCTCAGGTGAATCGAAAAGGCGAGTATGTCTATTGGCGGAACTTTGTAGGTAAGTTTAGTCTGCAGAGAGCTGGGGAGACTTATGCTTATCTGGACTCGATTGGCACGATGACTCCAGGGGACACAGGAGCAAGCTTGGCCAATGTGCGAGCCAACGGGGACAGCTTGAATAATCAGTACGATTTCAAGACTGTCGAGGGTGGTTCTCCTTTCGTACAGATTGATGAGGGCTCGATTGAACTCATTCCGAGTGAGATTGGCTATGACCTTGGCGACGGCTTTGACAATGATAAGCCTTATAAATTTATAGTCACTGTAGCCAATAAACAGCAGATAATTCGCTTCGAGCACTATGAGCCTGACCATGATATGCATCCTGTAGTCGTAAGTGAGCCTTACGCTATCGGCTCTGGCTTTGGAAACATGGGCATCTCAGATTATCTTGGGCCGATTCAGGAATCTGTAAGTTGGTTCCTCAACAGTCATATCTTTAATGTCAAGGGGATTGTCAATAATAGCTTCCTTTACGACCCGAGTATGATTGAAGAGAAAGACCTGAAGAGTGATGTACCTGGTCGTTGCATTAGAATTAAGCCTAAGGCCTTTGGTGTTGATGTTCAGACTTACTTCAAGCAGCTTGCTGTAACTGACACCACCTCTGGCCATGTCGCGGATATGCAGCAGCTCATGCGACTTGGTAATGACCTGAGTGCAGTCAACGACAATGTGCGAGGTATGCAGGACTCTGGTGGCCGTAAGACAGCTACTGAAATCCGAGCGACTATTGAAGCGGTGTCGAGCCGCTTGGCTTTCCACGGTCAGTACATAAGTGCGACAGCTTTCACCGACCTTGGCAAGCAGTGGAGCTTGAACCTGCAGCAATATCTGAGCAATGACTTCCAGATGGCTGTGCTCGGTGAGGACGGAGCTCAGGGCCCTGTTCAGATTACACCATACAATATTACTGGGGACTTCATCTTTCCTGTGCATGACGGCACTCTGCCTATGGACAAAGTTGCCCTCTTTGACATCTGGCAACAGGCTTTGCAGTTTGCGGCAAGTCAACCGCAGATTATGCAGAGTTTTGACATTCCTCGTATCTTTGAATATGTGGCTAAGCTGGGTGGCGCTGAAAACATAGACCAGTTCCGTGTCCAGGCTCAGCCTGATGCTCAGGTTCAACAACAAGCAGCTCAAGGCAACCTTGTTCCAATGGGCTCGATTGGAGGTGGAAATGCAGATCTTTCGCAGATTTTCTAGTTGGTGGGCAGCTCGCAAGGCTGCCAAACACCAGGCAAGGCTCTTGGCTCGGTTCTCTAAAATCCCAGAGTTCCGCGGTGAACGCTTGGATAAATTGCTTACTCTAGTCCGCTCGGAGGAATTTCTTTTGTTCCTTGAATATTTAGGGTTGACAGTTCAGGAGAAGCTTACTATACTAAGCAATATAGACCTACTTGATGAAACGCAGTGTAAGAAGGCAATTCGCCTTCAACTGCAAATGCAAGGGCTTATGCAGGCTTATGATATAGCCAATTACCTTGTAGAGTTGGTAAAACCTAAAGAGGAAGACAATTGATGATTTTTGATTTATGGAAACCCTATGGCCGGATGTGCAGAGATATTGATGAGCGTGCAGGAAGTGGAAATGAAGCTCCTGCAGCTGATCCGTCTGAAGACATCCTGTCTATTTTTAGAATGGATTTTGAAGGTCAGGAAGAGTCGGCCCCTGCAGCAAAACCTGCTGAAGAGCCTATTCCTGCTGAGCCTTCGAGCCCTAGTGTCCAGCCGGAACAAGAGCAACCGTCCAGTGCGCAAGAAACTGACTCTGCTTCATCGACGATAGCTCCTGCTGCTTCAGAAGAGCCTGGAAGTGAGTTGAAGAGCGCTCCCCAGCCGGCTGGTCCAAATACCGAAGAACTGCTTGCCAAAGCGCTTGAAGTTAATCAGCGTCTTGCTGCTCAGCTTGAAGCTCGGCAGGCTCGTTCGGAGGAACCTTCTCAGCCAGAGGAAGACGAGGACACCAAAGTATTTGCTCCGAGAAAATTCGAAGACTATACTTTCAATATTAATCCTAAGCTGTATGAAGGCTTATTTAGTGCCGACGCAACACAGGAAGACCGTATTCAGTGTTTGCAGGCATATGCATCTGGAATTGCTACAACAGTGCATAATAGAGTTTTGGAGTCCTTAGGTGCTTGGACTAAGCAGAATTTCGAAGCAGTGCCGAGTGTGGTTCAAATGTTGATTCAGCGAAATCAGCAGGTTGGCCAGTCAAGCGAGGTAATTCGCCAGGAATTCTATTCCAAAAACCCTGACCTTAAGAGACCTGAGCTCTACCCGCTGTTGAAAGCAACAATTCAGGCTGTGCAGAAAGAAACTAAAGCCAAGACTTGGACTTCTCAGTTTGCTGACCAAGTGGCAAGTCGAGTTCGAGGTATTCTTTCTGGTTATGCTCAGGCATCTAAGCCGAAAGCAGCTGCTCCGATTATGACACCGGCTGCAGCAAAACCGGCACCGAAGGTAGTGGAAACTGACCCAAATGGTGCTGAAGAAATTTTTGCAACCCTCAGTAATGAATTTTAGGAGATAAAGAATGGCTATTACTGGATTAAGAACAACGGAGAATTTCAGTCCGTCTGAAGTTCGTCCTAAGAACTGGCGAGAAGGTATCCTGCTTCAGTACCCTAATGGGGCTTTCCCGCTCTTCGCTCTGACTTCTCAGATGCGCAAAGAATCAACTGATGACCCGGAATTTAACTGGTTTGAAAAACGTCTGGATGCTCGTCGCCTGCAGGTCAATGGTGCTGTTGCTTCGACCACTGACACGTCAGTTACTGTGGCTGAAGGTGCTAAGGTAGTTGTTGCCAAGACTATGCTGTATGTTGAAGCTACAGGTGAAATCTTGTTTGTATCCTCTGACCCGACAACTGATACAGGTTTGACTGTTGCTCGTGGCTTTGCTGGTACGATTGCTGCTAATATTCCTGACAAAGCTCAGTTGCTCGTCATTGGTACTGCTTTTGAAGAAGGTTCTCTGGCTCCGACTGGTCAGGCTTATGACCCGTTCAAACGCTATAACTACACGCAGATTTTCCGTCGTACGCTGGAAATCACCGGCACTGCTGCTAAGACTAAACTGCGTACTGGTGATGCAGTGAAAGAAGCTAAACGTGAAGCTCTGGAATATATTTCCATCGACATTGAACGCTCGATGTGGTTCTCGAATCGTCATCAGGATACCTTTGAAGGCAAACCGAGACGTACGATGGGTGGTGTTCTGAGTCAGCTTCCTGCTAGCAATATCTTTGATGCAGGTAAAACAGCTTTTGCGGATGGTGTTGATTATGATACCCTGGAAGGCTGGATTAAAGACCTCTTCAAATTTGGTTCTCAGGAAAAGATGGTATTTTGTGGTGACCAGGCTTTGCTGACTATCCAGCGCATTATTCGTAATGCTCCGAGCAGCACCTGGACTTGGACTCCGCAGACTAAAGAATATGGCATGAATGTTACTAGACTGGTAACTCCTTTTGGTACTCTGGTCTTTAAGACTTGTCCGCTGTTCAATCAGTCTGCTTCAACCGGTCTGACAACTGCAAGCCCTGCTTATGGCTTTGATTCTTATGCTTTCGTCCTGGATATGGCTCGTGTTAAATATGTCTATATGGATGGTCGTGACCTGAAATATGAACCGAACTTAACTGCTGTTGGCCTAGATGGTGAGAAATCTGGTTACATTGCTGAATGCTCGATTAAGCTGGAACAGCTTGAGAACCATGGCCTCATCAAAAATCTGGCTATCGCAAAAGAGTATGTTCAGAAATCTGAAGTTGTAGGTACGGTTACTACGGCAACTGGTGCTTAATCTTCAGTTCGACTAAGCTTAAAAGGAGGTTGGCTTCAAAAGGCCTCCTCCTTTTTCTTTTATCTTGGAGAAAGATATGACAACTTGGAATGATTTTTATGAGGCTGTTAAGCTGGAAGCCAACAAGGGCTCTACTTTAGATGAGATTATTCCCATTAAAGCTTATATGGCTTTGCATAACCTGGAGCAGAACTGGAGTTACAAGTGGAATGAAAAACTGTTGAAATTTCAGATTGACCCTAATTCGGAAAATTCTCAGCTTTTGGAACTTCCACCTGACCTTAAGTCTATTATAGTCTGCAAGGTAAGTTCAAGCGATTTTGATGAATGCTCTAGAGATCTGCATCTGCTTGACCCTGTTGACTTTGAGTTTGGAAATAGCAGCAGCCCAGATGGTTATTGGATGCAGGGAGATTCCTATCTTTGGTTCTCGGCGGAAGTGAAAGCTGGAATGTCCGGGGCTTTGTGGTACAATGCCTTCACGCTACAAGAGGACATGGTTGGAGATAATACCAGCCCTATGCTCAAGCATGGCTATCAGGCCCTGTTGGGAATGACTATGCAGAACTTGGCTGCATATTGCCGGGAGCCTAGGTGGATGCAAGACTATGCAGCCTTGACTGAGATAGGTGTGAAGACTTTGCATATTGCAGATGAGGAGATTCGTCGACTTACCTCGACTGTTCAGTTTGGAGGCGCTTAATGAAAGACTGTAGTCCTTATGACCCTGTGGAGCCAAATGGTAGTAGAGGGGAAGCTTTCAAACCTAAGGTTAGTATTGGGTCTAGTTGGCAGGTAGTAGTTGAGCCTGGAGGGGATAACCACTTCAGTCAGGTTGGACAAAAAGAAGCTTGCTGGGATAAGCCCTGGAGACCTCAGGCTAGTAATCAGCTGGATAGGATGGTAGGCTTGGACTCTGGTAGTTTTGACCTCACTCTTCTGCTGGATGCTTTAGACAATCTGATGATTAGTAAGGCTGATGCTCCCCTCGTCAGCTTCCCTTTGGTGGAAGATAGGACTGTGCTTGAAGAGAAGCTCCAGGGCTTCTTAGCTCAAAAGAGCTTGGAGGGTAAGCAGATTTTCTCTTGTGCTGTTGATCTTTGGACGCTGCAGGAAATCTTTAAAACATCTGTTTTGCAAGGACTTGACAGTGTTCTGCTTTCTCTTTATACTAAGCTTGATGAGGATGAAATTAAATGCGTGGACAGCTTTTATGTCCTGGGCACTAAGGAGCCTGAGGAAGCTCTGCGATGCTTGGCAACTTGCGGTTTGAAAGCGGAGCAGCAGATTGAGCTGCAAGCTGGTCTGGGCTTGGCTTCCAAGGCTATTGTATTTAGAGTCTTGCTTGGGCCGGAGGAAAAAGCTAGGCTTTGGGATTCGCATTGGCTGATTGCTGGGTCAAGCTCTGGCTCTGGCTGTGTGCTGAAGGAGCTTTGTGTTCTGCGAGTTGGCTATGCATTGCAGGGCTATGGCGAAGGCGCTTATGGTCTTTAATCTTAGAAGGGAAAATAAAATGGAAAAATCTGGTAATTTTATTTGCAAAGGAAGCTTTGAGGTTTTTGATAAGGAAACTGGCAAGCTTCTCTTTGCTAATCACAATATGTTTACAAACCTGTCTTTGGCTCAGGTGGCTAAGTGGGTTGCTGGAGACACGAGTATCCTTGTTCCTACTGTAGTCAAGGTTGGTACTTCGGCAGCTGAAGTTGCCATGGGACAGACTGCTCTGCAGGGCACTGTACTTGGTAGTAAGACAATTGATAGCGCTGTTGCTGAAGGGCCGAGTGTTAAGTTCATTGCTAGCTTTTTGGCTGGCGAAGCTTTTGGTGTTTGGGAAGAGGTTGGCCTTTTTGATACTGCTGATGTTATGTGGTCTAGAAGCTTGACTGGCACCTATACCAAAAAAGAGAAAGACAAAATCGAAGTTCACTGGACTTATGATTTTTATGATAATTCTCAAGTACCTGTAGCTTAGGAGTTTGCTATGCGTGATTCAATTTCCTTGAAAGGTCATGTACAGGTTTGGCAAAATGGTCAGCTGATTTGTGACAGCCATAATAGGGTTGTCTCGTCTGGGCTGGAACTTTTTGCTAGACTTGTGCTGGGAGAGGAAGGAGCCTTGGTACCGAGCAAATTCTTGCTTGGTGATAGCTCTGCTTTGACTACGAATGGAATGACAGGTTTGCAAGGGACTAAGATTGCGGAATGTCCTTGTGAGGTAAGTCGTAGAAATAATGTGTTAGCTTGGCAAGGCTCTTTTACTTTTGAGGGAACTGAGCAAAAGGCCTGTAGGGAAATCGGCCTTTTTAATGCTGAAGCTACTTCAGTAATGCTGGCACGGTTTTTGCCTATCCAGCAATTTGTTTTAAAGATTGGAACTCCAGTTCGGATAAACTGGGAAATCATTGTAGGAGAATAAAAGATGGCAGAACCGGCAATTACAAAAACAGCAATTCTGGAGTTGAACAAGCCTGACAAAGGCTACTTCGACTGGGATGTACCGTTGAATGAAAACTGGGACAAGTTGGATGCAGTGGTTGGGAAGCTTGGCTATGAGCATTTAAGAGAGATTGCTGTATCTGGAAATACTACTATTGCTATTCAGGATACAGATAAGATTATATCTCTTCCTGTAAGTGCAAATGCCACTATTACTTTTGATACTAGTGCACTTACTTTTCCAGAATTTTTCTACACTGTTCAAATTGTGGTCTATTTCACGAGTGGATTGAAGACAGTAACTTTGGCTAAGTCAGGTGGAAATATAAACTGGGTCAATGCTAATGCACCTAGCTTTGCTCCAAATAAAACACATTGGCTTACCCTACGAATTGGTCAAACCTGGTCTTATGTCCTGATGTCCGACGCGGGCGAGGAGGGTTAATGACAATACCTTATAGTTTAGACCCTCTTGGTAGTGCTGAGCAGAATCCTTTTAAGAAAGGTCAAATTATTGTTTCAGCTAGTGCGTCTGCTGCAATAACCTCTGTTGTGCTGCATAGAGGGCTGTATAAAATTGAGCTTGTTGGTGGCGGAGGTGGTCAGGGTGGATTCGCAACTGCATCTGGTTGGGCTTTTGGCTCGGGCGGCGGTGGCTCTGGGTCTTGCTTTGTTGGCACTCTGAGAGTTAAAGACCTTCGACAGACTTTTGATTACTATGCTGGTCATGTAGGCAGCACGAATCGTGGCTATGTTGGTGTTGGTACTGATGGTACCAACAGCTGGATTTCAGAACAAGGTAATCTGAATGTCAGGCTTTATTGTAATTCGGCAGGTACCGGGTCAGGTGGCTGGAGTGGTCACGGAACTGGAGGTACTATCGTTGATGCAGGTTCTTTTGGCAGCAAATACATTACTAATACTGAAGTAAGACAGAATGGTCTGAACGGTACAGCAGGAGGTGTGGCTGGCGGATGGGGTACTGGCGGCGCTTCTTTGCTGCTTGGTTACGGTCGCGGCGCTGGACCAGAGAATAATAATGGAACAGCTGGTTTTGTGAGAATAATTTATTTAGGAGCTTATTGAGATGGCAATACCTTATTCACTTGACCCTTTGGGAATTCAAGACCAAAATTATGTAAAACCTAATACTGTTGTTTTTGATTCAAACGGCGGTGCTCCTGTAACCATGAAGCTGATGAGAGGTGTATACTTTATTGAGGCTATCGGCGGAGGTGGGGGGCCTCATACAGTAAGCCTGGTTCTGGGATGGGCTCTGGAGGTGGTTCTGGAGGTTGTATCCGGGGCTACTATAGGCTTCCTAGAGGGTTCTATAACTTAGTAGCTGGTCGTCGAGGAGATGATAGTAATATGACTAATATACCCTATTATGAATGGTCTCCTTCAGGTGAAATGGCTACTGTTCATACCGCAGATGGCACACCTATTATTATTGGTTATGGAGGTACTGGTGCTAAAAGAGCATCCCCTCAAGGCTATGGTGGAGGCACTTATTCTAACCCAAACTGGCAAGAAGGTGCATTAACAACAAATTTGAAAGGAAATGACGGAGGTGTTGGCGGTCCATGGTCTGCTGCTAAAGGTGGTGCTTCTGTTTGGCAAGGATTTGGAAAAGGAGGAGATGGGAATGCTCCAAATCAAGGAACGAATGGATTATTGAAAATAATTTATATAAGGAGATTCTAATGTACGCAAAATTGATAGAGGGAGAGCTTGTTGAAGCACCCTATTATTTGAAGCTAGAGGATAAGGATATTTTTGGCTATAACCTGGATAGCAATGCTGAGATGCTGCTGGAAGATGGTTACAAACTTGTAGCTGATGTTCCTCAGCCAACCGGCATGATTCAGCCTACCAAGCTGTGGGAAGAGCAGGAAGACCAGATTGTAGCCAAATGGGTTGATACCTATGTAGCTCCTACTCTGGCTGAAATCAAAGCTCAGAAAAAGGCTGAAATCAACCAGATGCGAGATTATGTTGAACAGTCTGGTTTTCGTTACCTGGGTAAGATTTTCGACAGTGACCCAATTTCTTGTCAGCGTATAAGCTGTGCGGCGCAAGCTATGCAGGTTGCACCTGCGGTTATTGCTGAGGGAGAACCTGAACCAACAATTACTTGGACTTGTCAGGATAACAGCACTATTGACTTGAGTCCTCAAGAGCTTTTGGGTCTGGTTGCAGCTTTAGCTGCTCATTCCAATTCCTGCCACGTCTACGCTAAAGAGCTTAAAGCCTCTGTTGATTCGGCATTGACAGTTGATGAAGTGAATGCTATTATTTGGGAATATCATCCACTGGAAGTTCCGGCGGAAGAGATTAATTCCATTCTAGCTAAGGAATAGAGATGGCTACAGAGCAACAAGTACCTTGGCGCTGAGGAAGATTAAATCAGCATTGATTTGGCTTGGATTGCTGGGCTAACTCACTGCGTAATTGATTGAGCTATCTCCCTGACCACATTTCTGCCACAACCTCGCCACAACAAACCCTTCATTCTATGTTACATTAAAAGTGTAATCAACGAATGGAGGGTTTTCTTATGTTTAATTTCCAGAATTTAATTGCAATGGCAAGTCAGGCCATGATGAAAAAGCTGATAGCTTCCGATGCAATGTATCAGCAATGGCAAGCTTTCTCTAAAAAGTGGGGTTTGCCTGAAACAACTCGTGCTGAGTTTGATTCTCTTGTCAGTCAGTTCAACAACACTGACCCAAGTGCGAAAATGAATCAGTTGAGCAATATTCAGCCTGACCAGATTCAAAAATTCTTGGGAAGCATGATGAAGTAATCTGCTTTCGTTGGTTCCTTTCAACAACTTTAGTGGAGAAATAAAATGACGGATAATGAAGGATTTGGTAGTGGCTCTGGTATTTTCTTTGCCTTCTTAATCTTTGCGCTTTTTGCCTTTGGCGGTGGCGCTTGGGGAGGCTTTGGTGGTCGCGGTGCAGGTGCTACAGCCGCTGTTGCTGATATTGGTATTCAGTCTCAGTTGGATAACATCCAGGCCCAGAACTTCTATAACAGCCTGAACAATGGCATTGCTGGCATTCAGTCGGCGCTCTGTCAGGGCTTTGCGGGAGTTAACCAGACTGTTAATAACACCGCTGCAGCTGCCGCGTTACAGTCCTGTGGTCAGACCCGTGACATTATAGCTGCGATTACTCAAGGCACAGCCAGTCTGAGCAATAAGATTGACCAGAATACTATCTCGGCTCTGCAGACTGAAAACGCTAGACTCTATGCGGATAAATCCAATCTCATCCAGAGCGTTGGCTTTAATGAACGCATGTGTGGTCTGGAAAAACAGTTGGCTGCTTGCTGCTGCTCAACTCAGAATGACCTTAACCTCATTCTGTCTAAGTTGCCGACCAGCACGACTGCTACGGCTTAGGCTATCTAGGGCAGGCTTTAGGGTCTGCCCTTCTTTTACAGATTGAAAAGGAGATTTGAGATGGGTTGGTGTAAAGAGATAATGGAGCACGCCGCAGAACATAAGCTGGAAACTAAGAAACATCTTGCTGCAATGGCAATCCTGGTAGAAATGGCGGATGAAGGTTATGCTTCAAATCCGGCTAAATGGGAAGGGCATAGAGATAAAGTTGAAAGCTTGGTCTATGGCTGGCACTTTACTAAAGAGGGTGCTGAAAAGGCTGTAGCTAAAATGCATAATAAGGATGGCTCTACCGGCCAGTACTGGACTTTCAAAGATGTTGAAGACGTGTCCAAGGCTATGAATATAGATTGGAGTCAAAAGAACTACAATATCTATGATTTGTACTACACCCTGAACATGATGCGTAGTGATTATTATAAAGCAAATGAGGCACCACAATATTATGTAGACCTGGCCTTTGCATTCCTGGATGATAAAGATGCTCCAGAGGGCAAAGCCAAGCGCTATTATGTTGCAATGCACTGCACAGATTAGGCCCTACAACCTCCAAGTTGGGTCTAGCAAGGAGAGGAACTCTATAACCAGGGCTCCTCTCTTTTTGCTTGCAAGGAAGCCAAGCGCTCGCTATAATGGAGCAAAGGAGGAAATGCTGTGCCAGGATATCAAGAAATTGTTTGGACTATGAATACTGTCTTGTTGGGTTGGATTCTCAATCAATACTTCAAGTTGAGAAAAGAAATCAGCTTAATGCAGCTAAGTCTTGTAAAGAATTACGCAACTAATGAAGCACTGGAAAAGCTCATTTCAAATCAAGACAAGATGCTTAATGCCTTGACAGAAATGCGTGTTGACCAGGCTACTATTTTTGAACGAATTGAGAGGTTCCATAATGAAGCGAAGGAAACAGCCTTACAAGCTCAGTCAAAAAAGCAGAGAAAGGCTTAAGGGTGTTGATGCTCGGCTAGTTGCTTTGGTGCATGAGGTTCTCTACTACACAGATGTTTCTGTGATAGAGGGACTGAGAAGCATAGCTCAGCAGAAAGAGAATGTGGCCAAGGGAGTCAGCCAGACCATGAAGTCTAAGCATTTGGAAGGCAAGGCTATTGACCTTTGGCCTTACCCAGCGCCAAGACTCAGTAATGGTCAGCTTAACTCCTCTGCACAGAGTTGGAATCAAATGGCCTTTGTTGTTGGCTACTGTGCTGGTAAATTGGGCTTAAATATAACCTGGGGTGGAGAGTGGAAAACTCTTGTAGACAAACCTCATTTTCAATTGGAGGATTAATGATGTATGAGATTTTTGATTTTCTTAGCAACAATTTTGAAACCATTATCACTATTTTTGGCTCTGTTGTTGTTGGAGCTTCTGCTGCTTGTGCTTTGTTGCCTGGCGGTGGCTTAGTCAAGAAGATTCTTGCAGTGCTTGCACTGAATATTCGCAACGCAACTCCAGAGCAGATTGCTAAGGCTAAAGCTTTGGTAGATGCTGGAAAAGAACTTACAAAACCGGAAAAGAAAGAAGTTAAATAATGAGCGATAGGCTAGTACGGATTGAAGAACTAGCTATTGGTTTGACGCCAGACCTTCCCGACCAAAAGCCAATTCTTTGGGAAGATTCCAGAGGTGTGCTTTATCGTGACCGTACGGTGCAACCAATGCCTAGTCAAATTCCGCTGACGTCAGCAGGTGTCCCTGTGAATGCGGTATCTAGTACTGGTGATTTAGTCTTCCTCGGTACTAAATCATCTGTGCTAGCCTACTCGCTTTCCAGTGCTGATATTAGTGATGTAACAAATCCTAATGATAAGTCAATAGGAGATTGGTCATTTTGTCCTTTTGGAACTTGGATGCTGGCAAGCCATAATGGTTTGGTCTGGATTTGGAAACCAAGGAATGACCAAGAATGGCTGGATGAAGAGCAGTCTGAAAAGAACCCAGCATACTGGCCGTATGACCAATTTCAAGAGGTTACTGCGTTCACAGCTCGAGGCTACAAGGCTAAGTTTCTACTCAAGGTGAAGAACTTTGTCTTGGCTGTTTGTGCGGACTCTGTTCTCTGGTCAAGTGATGATAACCCTGAAGATTGGACACCTGAAGAATCCAACATGGCAGGTGACCTTTTTATCAGGGATATTCAAGGAGAGTTGCTTGGTGGTGTGGCTACCGAGAACTTTGCCCTCATCTGCACTAGTAAGGAAGTAGTCAGGGTGGACTACATAAGTCGACCTTATGTTTTCAGCTATAAGAAGCTACTGGAGGGAGCTGGCATTTACAACTCCCGCTGCATTGTGCTGACTAATAAGAGTATCTTTGGCTTCGGGCCTAATGGTATCTGGTCTTCAGATGGTAGTGGGTTCACCTACATAGACGGAGAAACTGTTGGAGCTACTATTGATGAGAAGCTGGACACTGCACAGATAAGTGGATGCTTAGTTGGTGCCTGGGGAATCATCCAGCACGTCTTTTTCTTTGTGCCAACTGTGGATTCAGGTATTCTATGCTACGGCTTCAATATGGAGAACAATACTTGGACAGCTCTGGATTGGGATAGATTTTGCTCTTGGAAGCAGTACTGGGTTGATAGCACAGGTACGCTTTACATTGATGACTTGAAGAATGCAGATACTCAAGGTAGCCTGGACGGCAAGCTTCCCTTGATTGAAAATGCCCTCGGGCAGACAGGTTTTGGTTATGAAGGCTATGGCCTGCAAAGTTACGGAGGTCAGATATGGTTTCTGGTTTAGGCTATGTGTGGGTAAATGGAACTTTGATTTCTACTAATCGAGGGGAGAAAGAGCTCTGGATTGAATCTAAGGATATTGAGCTGGATAGCAAAGCGCATAAGTATATTGATACTTTTGTTGCAGAGCTGAAAGGCCAAGGTAGCTTAACTGCTAAAATTAAGCTAGGTTATAGGGATAGATTGGAAGATGAAATTCAGTGGACTGACTGGTATCCTATCTCAGGAAATGATACAATGAACTGGACTAGGATTACAGCCAGGTACTTTCGCATCCGTATTGAGGATAAAAGTGCAGATACTATCTGGAAGCTTAGCGCACTGGAGTTCTTTGGTCAAGTTATGGGAGGGCGTTTGTAATGGAGTTTAACAATCTGCCAGCACCAAGTGAATACACGGACTGGAAGTCTTGGGCAGCAATGCTCGTGCAGGTGCTGCAAAATCAAGAGGGCGAGGGTGTGCATAACTTTCCTCTCTGGATTGAGGACAAAAGTAAGGTTCGGAATGGAATGCCTGTTGCAGCTGAGGGCGATGTCATTAGGGTTAAGGATGCTCAGGGTAAAGTACAGCTTAAGTACTGGGATGGTAAGGCTAAAAGCTGGAAAGTATTCAGTGCTGCTATGCCCTCGGCTAAGCGAGATGTTCTGACTGTCGGGCCCTCTGACACAATGTACACAGCTCCTGCGGATGGCTATTTTTGTTTGCTAGGAACTGGAGCTAATACTACCTTTGGTCGAATGTATATTCCAGCGAACCCAGCCAAAGGAGCCTCTCTTCCTCTTAGTGCAGATGGCATCGGTGCTAATTGTCAGCTTGCTGTTTCAGCTGGTGATGTTATGAAGCTGGACTACAATTGCAAGATTGAAAGTCTGCAATTTGTCTATGCTGTAGGGGCTTAGCATGGTAGGGTTGAAGGAAATCACAAATTGGTCTGAGCTTAGTCTTTGGCTAACAGAAGAGGAGCAGAAAAGACTTGCTCCTTTTTCTTGGCTTGCTTGGGGAAATGAGGATTTCTTAGCACTCTTCCTTGGCCTGGATTTCCAAAGTCCCTGGGAAGCTCATTGGTGGTCGCGAGAATCTGCAAAGAGTTCCTTGACAGATTGTAAAAGCAGTATTAAAATGTTTTTCAAAAAGACAGGTGTGCCGGAGATTCTTGGTATAACACCCTGTGTAAATATAAAAGCTTTAAAAATGGCAAAACTTCTAGACTTTCAACCTTTGGGCTTTAAGAAGAATTGGTTGAATGAAGTTTGTCTTGTTTCTATAAAGGAGAATAACGAATGAGTGGTGGCGGAATTGGTGCCCTGGTTGGAGGAGCAGCAGGCTATGCTTCTGGTAAGGCAGCTAAAAAGGCGCAAAATCTCTATGCAATGGAAATGAACTCTGTGCGTAATCAAATTCGAGATGCTTATAAAGGGGCTAAAGAAGGCTGGGTAGATTACATACCTGAGTTGCAACAGGGTATTTCCGGCAATATCGACTTTGCAAATCAGATTGCAAATCCTAATTCATCTTACAATAAGTACTTGCAGGGTGAAGCAGAGAGTAGCTTGGGTCTTGGTTATCGCAAAGCTACAGAGAGCATTGCACCTCAACTTGCAGGGGAAACTTACAACTTACTGGAAAATTTCAGAAATGAAACTTTGCCAAGTGCTCGTAGTGCTGCTATTGATGCAGGTGCCTATGGTGGCTCGAGGGATATGTTGACCCGTGAACGGCTGACTAAGAATGCAGAAAATCAGGTGATAGCTCAAGCTGCAGCAGATATTGCCAACCAGCGTGCACAGACTCCAGCTCTACTTGGTGCTGACGCTGCTTCAGTTAATAATTATCTCAACGCTGGCACGGCAGGAAATAACTTGTTGGTCAATGCAGCTAATCAACAACAACAAGCTGACATGGCGAAGACTAACTACCTGTGGCAACTTGCTATGGACTATGGTAGTGCTATGGGTTCTAACCAAGTTGGCCAAAAGTCTAGTATTGTACCTTGGGTTTCTGGTCTGCAGGGTGCTACTCAGGGTGCTGGCCTTGGTCTTAAGTTGGGTAGTTTATTAGGATAGGAGAAAAAGAATGGTAGATTTAATTCCAAGTTGGTCTGAAGTAGCAGGGTCTTATCCTTATGCACCTGGCCGTGCTGGTATGTCTAATGCTGAATGGAAACAAGCTAGAGAAGAAGCTAAACAGAGAAGAGCTCAGATGCGACAGGCTCAAGCTGCTGCGCTAGAAGGTCAACGGAAACGTGAAAAGGCTATGAGAGAGTATGAAAAAGACTGGGCTGAAGCTGAGCAGAATATTCTTGGACAAGATAAAATGGTTCAGTCTAGAGATGAATTACCTGGCCGGAATAGGGAAATCTTGAGAGAGGGCAAACCTACTTGGGGAGGTCTTGCTCGTTATGTTGAAGCTGCTTATGAACGACCTCAGAATCCGGTAGAAGGTGTTATTTCTTACATGGGACATCTTGGCGGAGATGTTGGAGATGCTTTTGCTAATATGTTTGGCTGGAAAGATGAAGAAGATAAGGATGCTAAGCTGAAGCCTTGGCTAGAGCAATACATTGCTTCAGGCGGAGGGTCTGGAGCTGGTCTTACTGGGCCAGACGCAGCCGCTCAAGCAGGCTTGCCTTTCCCTGACATTAAGCCTGTCGCTGGATATAGTTTGGAAGATTTGGATAAGCTTGAAGCCCCTAAATATCAAGAGCGTGAGTTTGATAAGTGGGATGCTATTGCTGAAGGCCTTGCTAATGCAGACTGGATTAATATGGATATGTCCAAAGCTGTGAGGGCCATGAACAAATGGTCTGAAGATAAAAGCAAAAATAAGGCAGACACAGCTAATGCAACAACTGAAGCTGAAGCAGATTTGGCTAAGTGGAAAACAGCACAGAAAATTGCACAGCAAGAAGCCAATGCTAATCTGGCTTTTCGAAATGCACAGTTGGCTATTGCTAAATGGGAAGCCCAGCAACCAAAAGCCCTTGGTGGTAATAGAATGTTCTGGAGAGATTCCAATGGGAATCTGCATTTCCAGCAGATAGATAAGCAAGGTGAAGCTCGAACAGTTGGCAATAATGCTGCTATGATTGAAATGATGGACCTGGACCCGAAAAAGCTCAAGGGTATGACACCAAAGAAAATCTTGCAAAGAGCAAACCAAGCAGCTATGCTATATCCTGACAAGGACAAAATACCATTTATTCAAGGTTATATTATGCAAGCAACTCAAATGTTGCCAATGGAGGAATAAAGAATGGCAGAAGGAAGTTATTTAGAAAACCTTTTAAGGTCTGGAGTGTGGAATAGCACTCTGGGCCTTTTTGGCCTGGAGAATCCTTCAGAGGAAGTTCAAGAGTGGGAAGCGGAGAATCCAAAAGCTGCGCTTGCTGCGGAGATAATTCCCCTCGGATTCGGGACAGCAAAGGCTATGAGTGCGGTTGCCAAGGGCACAAAGTATGGTGCCTGGGCTAAGGGCTTAGGAAGGGCTGAGAAGTTTGCTCAGCACCCGTTTCTTAGTAGGGCTGCACAGGAAGCAGCGCTTATGGCTCCAGTGGAGCTTGGACGGCAAGGCATTGGCTATGCGCTGCAAGAAACTACAGACCTGGAGGGCGCTCAGCTGAGTGAGCGCCTTTGGCAAGCAGGTACTGATATTGGCTTTGGTGGTCTTGTTGGTGGTGGGCTTGGTTTGTTGAGCTCTGCTGGAAAGAAAGCGCCACAAGTACTTGCGGACTTGAGTGCCGCAGATAGTTGGCAACAGAACCTACGCAAGGCACAAGCACGGCTTGCTGAAGTTGCTGACCAACCTGAAATAGCTCAGGAAGTTCAGTATGGGATTAACAAGCTCAGCAGGGCTATCCGAGAAGAAACTAGGGATAGGATGGTTGGAGCTCTGGAAGGTGATGTACTGCCAGCCAGATTCAAAGAGCTTAATTCGGTCTTTAAAGGGACTGGAGAAATTAAGTCCAGAATGCTAAGCTTGCATAAAGAGGCTGGCTTTAACAGTTTGTCTGAACTGGAAAAGACTATGACGCAACTCAAAGAATCTGGCACTCTGCCAGAGGACTGGCTGGCCTATAGCCAGTTCCCACGCTTGGCTACTGCTCGGACTAGCAAAGCTGCAGCGAGGATGGAGCGTGGCCTGACAGAAAGTTTGAGTCCTGTCGGTAATGGTTGGTGGCTTGGGAAGGAGCAAGAAGGTTTGTATGTTCTGGGGAAGAAGCTCCGTGATGGCGAGTGGTTTGTTACGAAAACAGACCAGCCTGGCAAATTCATTCCCAGTCAAGGGCAACTTAAAGCTGTTACTGAGCGTAATGCCTGGAGAGACCCGGACACAATCTATAAGCCGCTTGGAAATGTACAAGACTCGGTTTACAACAAGGCTTTGCAATTTCAGGATGTTTTGGATGTAGGACAGCCTGGTTCAATAGCTGCACAAAGCTCTGTCTGGCAGGCTGGAAAGAAAGGCCTTGATGCTTTTGGAGCTAAGCTCGGCTTACAGAATCTTGCGGATTCTGAGCTTGCAGGGAATTTGAAAAACACCTTCAATAGGTATATCAGTCCGACAGTCTTTCAGTTTAAAAATAGTCCGCTGGCTAGAAAAATTTACGGTATGGCTCATAAGATTCGAGATGATTATACTAGGAAAGCTCAAGAGCTAGTCTATGGCAAGCCGAAAGTTGCAGGGGAAAATCTTTGGCAGATTACTGCGAAAGGGATTAAGCGAGATGACCCTGAAGCTCTGGCTAATATGGTTCGAAAGCTGGCTGCAGAAAGACCGACTGAATTTGACGCGCTTCTCAAGGTTATAGATGACAAGGTACCTTATGATGAGGTCATTCTTCGTCCGGAACTTTCTAATGCACTGGGAGTTGAAGGGCAGAAAGTACTGGACAAGCTGCAGGCTGTACATGATGAAGCTGTTAATGAGATTTTTAAAACAGCAGGAGCGCTTGGCATTCCAGATTCTAAGTTGTTTCCACTGAAGAAAGGACACTATGGAATCAGCCACTACTGGCAAGGCTCGCTTCGCCAAGGGATTGTGGACGGAAATGGGAACCTGGTCTATATCGTCGGAGGGGAGAATAGAAAAGGAATCCGGAAACTGGCAGAAGGCGTGATTGATGAGGCTAGGAAAGAAGGCCGAGATTGGAGGCTTGGTGAATACTGGACAAAGGAAAGGGCTTTGGACCTCAGACAGGAAAAGCTCTTAGCTGCGGATGAGTTTAGCTTAGCCGATGAATTTGCACGTCGGTATGCTCAGGCTAATCCAGAAGTAGGTCGAGCTTCTTTCTTCCTACCTCAAAGTGGAGTGGGAGGTTATAATAGAGCTAAGACTGCAGAGGAGCTTCTCAGCGCGTTAGACTACAGCCTGGAGAATAAATATATCTGGTTGGCAAATGAAACTACAGACCGGTTGTTGGCTAAAGACCTGGCTACTCTCGGCATTGACCAACCGAAAATTGCAGCACAGTTGGAAGACAAGCTAGCTGTACTGAGAGGTGAGCAAGGTACTTTCTCCAAGCTCGTCAATAAGACTGTTGACCAGGTTCTGGCCCCTGTGCTTGGCACAGATTCTGCAAGCAAGATCGTCAGGACACTCAATACGACTTCAGTCTATCTGGATTTAGGCTTTAGCAATATGGCTTATGCTTTCGCCAATATGCTTCAGCCGATTACTACAGTGCTGCCACAGCTCTCCTTGCTGCGTGAATGCCCGGAAGCCTTGCAGTGGGCATATGATGGAGTACCGCTAATTAGTAAATCTGGCAAGGGCATGGTAGCCAATACACTAAGCCCTATGAAAATCATGTGGGAGAGTATGAAGCTCATGGGCAATCCTAAGCTGGAAGCTGGATTCTCTGAGTTCATGGAACAGATGGTACGGGAAGGCGTGCTCAGTCCTCGGTTCATTGAGAGCTATATTGGAGAGAACTCTGGTCTGGCACAAGGGCTGGTTGCTAGCTATAAAGAAGGGAATTTCTCTGGTATGCTCAAAGGTATGGCAACAGCGCTGCCTACTTTCTCAGAGCAAGCCAGTCGTGGCTACGCGATGACAGTAGGATATAAGTATTTCAATTCCCTTGCTAAAGCAGGAATGCTGAACAAAGAGCAAGTCTATAGTGCTGCTCGGAAGTTTACTGAGAACACCATGTTCCAATTTGCTGCTAGCGACCGAGCTCGGATTTTGCAAGGCCCGGTTGGTGGAGCTTGGGGTTTGTTCAAGAACTGGACTATGCACTATGTTGGCTGGCAAATGCAATACATGGAGGCGGCGCTTAAGCATGGAGCCTGGAAGCCCTACATGTACAGCAACCTGGCAACGAGCTTGCTTGGTGGTCTTGGTTCTAGCGAGATTGGTGCCACGCTGGAGCGGTTCACCGAAGCTTACACAGGGGACAAGCTGAGCAACCTACTCTATGACAGATGGGGAGATACTATGGGCTCTGGTATGCTTCTGTATGGAATCCCAGGTGCTTTTGGCCTGAGCCTGCAGAGCCAGGTTAACTCACCTTTCAGAGACCCGGGAGAGGAAACTCAAAGGTTCATGGGATTTGTCTATAGCAATAGACTGAAAGCCTTATGGGAATCCGTTGGCAATGCTGTGGATTACTACAGCACTACTGGTAAAAATCCTGCAGGGGATATCAAGTTCCAGCAGAGTATTATGCGAGCTTTGGCTCCTAAGATGATTTATCGGAGTACGCAGGTAGTTGGCAACACGCTCTACTCCGGCAGCACTAGAACCAAGATGCTGGACTTAAGTCCACTGGAAGCCATGGCCTATCAGTACTTTAATTTACCCTCTACCCGAATTGACCAGAGCTTTAAGATAAGCAGGGAAATTTGGGAAGACAAGGATAAGAGGAGAAAGCTGACCAGTCAATATAGTGCAGTGATGGCTGATGCTATTGAGGATGGCGATGGCGAGCTTATGTTCAGAATTGTGCAAAGGGCTCTGCTGGATGGCGTGGATATCAGTGGCATGATGAATGGAGCTCAGACTAAAGTACAGAATAGATACCTCACTCCGCTTGAGCGGAATACAGATTACTATGGTGTCTGGGGAAGTACAGCAGCTGAGTTAGCTCTATGATTTATGTTTTAAGATAGCTCTAAAATTCTTTCATACAAACGGCAAAAATAAAAGCGGGATAATTTATCATTCCCGCTTTTTCCACATCAAAACAAACAAAACAAAATAAAACAATCACACATTTAAACGTTTTTCTTTTAACATTCTTTTCAACTCCACATCAATCACGCCTTGTCCGATACCTTGTTTCTCATGCACCAGGCTCATAAGCCCAATCCACTCTACATAGAGCTTGGCAAGTAGGGTTGGGAAGTTAGGCGCTTTTTCAATCCAGGCTATTTCAGCTAGGTCTAAGGTATGGCCAAGCTCAACCAGGGCTGGTTTAACCTGCATACCTGGGAAGCAAGAGGAATAAAGAGCTTGCAAGTTTTCCCAAGTCGGCTCAAGCTCTTCGCTGCCAGGCTGACCACTAACGGCCAAGCTGTCTTTTATTTCTATAACGGTGTCCATTTGAATATCTCCTTATTGAATCTAAGTTTTCTTTAACAGTAGCTTCTACTACACGAGCAATCTCCTCTTCGGTTTGATAGAGGCCACAAGCTCTGACATTCCTATCAATTCCGCGGATGTCAGAAAGGGTTATGCCACGAAGCCTTGCAAGCTTCTCTTCATCAGTTTCCATTTTAAAATCCTTTATTCAAATCTATGCCAGGACGGAAGAAACGATAGCCTCGATTCCCCCATTGAGTCAGAGTGCCCTTCGGCGCTTCACACTCGGTTATATAGCCTGCACTTTCCATGGTGTCTAGGAAGTAGCCAACACGATGAGCGGCGATTTTGGTAGTGAGCAGCTGGATGAGCTTGCGCTCTGGTATCTGAGCTTCCCTCATAGCCAGGCGAGCTATTGCCATGCGGATTTCATCCAGAACATCTTTATCACTTTGCTTAGACATATCACGGAAGATTTCAGGCATTAGTTCTTCAATCTCCACCAGTGCTTGCTTGGCTTGCTCTAAGTGCAGCTTGGAAATTTGAGTCGAGCCTGAAGCCAAGGCAAAGCACATAGCAACCTTGAGCCAATGGACTGGTCGACGGGCGACATAGCTTGCAAGTCGAGGGTGCATTGGAACTGGCTTCATACCCTCATCAACTATCCAAGAGTCGAAGTAGTCCAGGGCATCAGGGGAAAGCTTAAGCTGACCTTGCCATTTGCACAGGGCATCGACCGCGGGCTTGTACTTCTCTGGATTGAACTTGGGCAGGGAAAGTCGTTCGCGAGTTCGAAGCTGCTTGATACGCCAGTCGTAGACCAAAATGAGTCGAGAACAAAAGCCAAGTGACCAAGCTTCCTCTGGCAAGACGTTGTTCAGGTAGCTAGGCTGTGTACCACTGACCAAGTTCATGACAGGGAAGTCAAGAGTGTTTTTTCCTCCACCTCGAGTCATCTCGCTGAAAGCTTTCGGGCAGTCCCAAAAGTCATTGAGCAAGTTGAGAGCTGAAAGGTCGTAGGACTTCATGTAGGTTCCATACTCACGACAGGCTACGGAGATAGGATGAGTCTGCACGGTGACTCCGCTGTAGCTTGCAGGACTTTGGCAATCTTGCATATAGTCCAGGAGACCTGGGATAGTAGTGGTCTCATCACCGATATAGATATCGCGGTTCAAACTCCAAAGCTGCTCAACCATCTTCAGCACAACAGATTTGCCCACGCCAGGAGGACTTACCAGCAAGATAAACTGGTTAGGGAAGAGTGCTCCCTTCCCTATGTCACACCAGATTCTACGTTGAGCTAAACCACTGATAGCTGCAATTGCACACCACTTGCGGAAAAGCTCAGGGCTCTCTGTGGCTGGAGTGTCTTTGACAAATTCATCTATCAAATTGCCAGTCGAGAATATTGTCGTTTGGAAAATGTTGTCTTGTTCTGTCATCATGCCCCTTGTACTTCTTAATGCCATCTGGGTTTTCCCCAGGGTCTTTGCTATTATAATGGCTCCAATTCCAGCCGGTTTCAGCATCTACGCCAATTATCATAACCCTGCCATTGATAGGGATTGGGTAAATCATCTCAGCTAGGATTTGTGGAATCAGCTCGTCCTCTTGGTCCTCTGGATATTGCACGACAATAGCATCATGGACTTGAGCTATCAGTTCGACGGTCTTGCCTTGCCAACGCCGCTGGACTCGAAAAGCCGCATAGTTCAGGGTGTCGGCAATGGTGCTCTGCGGCTCGAAGGCTATGGCCTCTCGCCAAGTACTTGCGTCCGAAGCTCGACCGAAGAAGATTCGCTCTCGACCAAAGCAGGTTGTAAGCTTATGCTCAAGCTGGATAGCTTGAATGACCCGAGTGTGCCAGGCTGGAATCTGTGGGAAAGCCTGAAAGTATTTTTCCTGGAAAGAACGAATTACATCTACTGGCATCTTGAGATGCCCAGCCATAGTTGGCGGCGTGCCGTAGTAATTCGTACCGTGGCCACCTTTCTTTGCCATGTCACGAACGCTGAACTCGCGATAGAAGGGCGTATTGTTTGCAATGTCTTTGTCCTTCTTAATGTCCCCTGTCCAAGGCAAGTCAGTCCAAACAAGGCGAGCGACTGCCGTGTGTGCGTCACCGTGGTCGCACAAGTCTATATAAGCAGGGTCTCCAGAGATATAGCCTACAGCTTTTGACTCTGCAGCCTGCAAGTCGATGTAGGCTATTTTCTTGCCAGGGTCTGCTACAAAAATTTTCCGAAGGTGGTTGGTAATGTTCTGCATATTTGTACCACCTCCAAAAGCATTCATACTGGAATTCCAACGACCTGTTTCAGTTCCAGCTACAGAGTAGCTAGTCCGCATTCTACCGTCCGGGTCAATCTCACTGCGGAGGACAGAGATGGTCTTGCCCAGGTCATGCAGAAGGAGAATGAGCTTAGCTATCGGACGGATGTAGAGATTAATCTCCATGAGTTTTTCTAAAGCCTTACGGTCGGTGCTCACTTTACCTCGGAAGGAAATAGGAGCAAGGCCAAAAGAGCCGTAGATAAAATTCTTGATTTGAGTAGGAGAGTCTGGATTAAGCGGAGCATCCCAGACAGCTTCAGCAAAGCGATTGAGGATGCTAGCGTAGTGGTCGTAGTCTGCCTGAGCTTCGTCAATAACCTGTTGCACGACTTCTCTATCCACACGGAAGCCTCGAAACATCATCTCAAGAGCCACAGCCTGCGCGGCAAATTCCCAGCGGTAGATTGTGCTGGTATTCTGGTTGAAGAGCGGTTGAAGTTTCTGGTGGATTTCATAAGTCAGGCAAGTATCCAAGCCATTGTAGACCCAAAGAGATTCCATATCATCTTGTGGTTCAAAATTCTGTGTTTTAAATTTCAGCATTCTTTACTCCAAACTTAAGGTGAAGCTGCTTGGCCTCAGAAAGTTCCTGCTGCTGAAGAGCAAGCTTGAGCTTTCTGTAGGCAATAAGCTTCTTGGTATCTAGGCTGGAAGAAGACGTAGCAATCTGAAACTGCACATTGCCATAGTCCTCTTCCAGAGATTTAAGAACATCATCAAGCTTAGCTTGCTTTGCGATACCCCAGACAGAAGTTCTTAAGTTTGTGCTGATATAACCATAATTCTGTTTGTGTTTGAGTATAAGAAATTCCATTAGTACCTCCAAGTCGAGCTCGATGATATAACTTTCTGGGCAGACTGTCAAGCACAACCTACCCAGAAGAAGCAAAAGCTAGAGAAGAGAATCGGCAAGGTCAACCGGTTCAGGCTCCTCAGCCTCCTCAGGTTGTTCTTCGGACTGTTCAACCTCAGAGTCGGACTGCTCAACCTCAGGAGCTTGCATTGTGCTGCAAGTATAAAGGTCAGGGTCGAGGTCTTTGATGCTTGGAATCTCAATGGCAGAAAAAAGTTCAGAGTAGTCTGACTCAGGCAAGGTGATAGACTCAGCTAAGCAGAGAGAATTAAGTTTAAGAATCTTACAGCGCAAGTTTTCCATTAGGTCTTGATAATCGCTTTGAGCCTGAGTGGCTTTGTAATTCCCAGCTGAACAAATAACGTCATTGATTTCCTGGTTGTAGTAAAAGTCCATCTCAGTAGCAACACGCAAGGCTACTTCGTATTGTTTCTTTTTAGCTTCCAGGGTTTTCTGACTAATGGTAATTTGCATTTCTTTCTCCTTTGAGGTTGTAATTGGTTTAAAGGGTTGCCAGGGTTTCCAGTGATAGAATACATCCATAGCTCTGTGAAGAGAAGGCTCACCCATGCCTTCAATAACCTGGTAGTAAATAGTAACCGTTTGCTTTTTCTCAAAATCATTAACACAGCTACGAGGCCAAGTGTAGTTACACTTTGTCCATTCTTCTTTTTGAGAATAGTGTCCAGGCTCTAAGAGATCTGCAAATTTATTAAGCACTATGCTATAATACCAATCTTTTTCAGCTATGGCTGGCTCAATTTTTTCTACAAAAATTCCTTTCATCAGTACAAGGCCTCCCTTGGTTGATAGCAGGTAAGGTCATGTGCCCGCCACATCTTAACACAATCAGTCCGGTCTTCGAAGACACCAAAGACCTGATAGTATGGCCGAATTTGACTGGTGTAAATTTCCTCTTTCACCTCAAAGTCTTTGCGAAAATCCAGGTGACGACGCTGGTACAGGTGGTCTGGTTCAAGGCCATAGCTCTGAAGCCAAGTCCGTGTGAGCTCTTCATAGTCCTCGCTTCTCCCTGTCACAATGAGAATCTTGAAGCCAGAAGCCTGCAGAGTCTTGAAGAGCTTGGCAGTGTCAGAGTAGATGCCATCGGTAGGGCTGGCTTGAAAAAAGTCAAGCCAATCTTGACGAGAAGGCTTGGTGTCTCCACTTCGCTGGAGCAAGTGTTGTCGAGCAGAATTGTCTGCAAGCACACCGTCCAAGTCAAAAATATAAGCTGGGATTTTTAAATCATCTGTCATTTCGTGGGGTCCTCCATTAAAGGTATAAGGTTCTTATCTTTTGTCAGGTCTTTAAGCTTGATGCGAGCCCAGCCAAGGAACTCATAATCAGAAAGGAACTTGAGGACTTTGACAGACTCAAGCCCAAATTCAGTCTGGATGTCTACATACCCTGCACCATTTCGAAGCAGACGAGAGTAGAGGGATTCCAGGTAGACTCTTTGCCACTTGCCATTCTGCTTTCGCTGCCAGATGGAGCCTGGTCGCATACATTGCTTTTTGTTTTCCAGAGAAAGTTCCATAAGCTACTCCTCATCATGTCGGTTAAACTCTTTTTGAAGCCAGGCTAAAAGGAAAGCAAGAAGATGGATTCCAACAAAACCTAAGCAAAGCCATTCAACTAAGGTCATCTCTTTTCTCCTACTTAATGTCTTTCTCAGTCCAACGACGCATGAGTTTCCAGCTTTGCTCATTGGTGTAGATGGAACCCATGAAGCCAAGAGACTTTGGAAGCTCAGAGTAGAGGCAATGATGCTCAATCATTGTATCGTGCCGAAAGCCAAGGGTCTTGATGTTGCAGACTCTCCAGAGATACTGAATATCATAGACTCCGTTCTGGAGAATTTTGTGAATGCTAGAGGTCTGGCAAATTTTCTTAACCACCTTCCAAGCGTGGACTTCGTCCTCTTGGTTTCGCCAAAAGTTCCAGTCAGCCTGACGTGAGTCTGTGAAAGGGAAGACAATACTCAGGCTTGGGCTTACTGCAAAGCTTAAGCAGGTTATTTGACCGAGCTTTGTTTCGATGTCAAGGCTGAGCAAGCTCTTTGCACTTAAGAACGAGCTAGCCCAGTCCAAGTCCGCACGACTCTCCACAACCCAGACTTCCCTTGCTGGCCGTACAAGGTCTGGACTTGTGGACTCCCTCTTGGCTTTCATAAGGTCAGCTCCGGCAATAACTCGCTGTTCCCATTCACGCATGATGGTCTGAGGATGGTAAGTCGGCAAGACTTTCAAGCCAGGAATCAAGCTGGACTCCGCACAGGTTCCACGAAGTTTGGAAATCTTAGCTGAGCCAAGAAGTGCCCAGCAAGCAAGAGAGCCCAGGCATACTACAATGTTTGGCTGAAGCTCAAGCAGCTTAGCTTTAAGGAACTCCAAGTCTTGATGAAAGCGAGGATGCAAGTACTTGCCAGACTTAATCATTTCCCAAGGATATTTGGCAAAACCATAAGAATGCCCAACTTCCTCAGCCTCTTTTTTATTCAAACAAAAATCTTCAATCTTGCCCGAGCCAGGTCGTTTGGAAAGCACGGAAAGCACTGGAGGCTTTTCCTTAAAGCCGACTTCATCAAACCAGAGTTCCCAAAACAAACGACCAGTCTGGCCGCTTAAAAGTTGACCAGTTACCAGGTCGGTCTGACCGGGATATTCAGTAACAACTACAATAGGACAAGACATTAGATAAGCTCTCCTTCATCTTCTAGTTTCTCCTTGAGCAAAAGCTCTTCTCGCGCCGTGAGCTCTATAAGGCCGCGAGAACTTTTAGCCTGGTACTCTAGTTCCCAATCTGTCGAGCCATCGCCGTACTCAGATTCTTCATAAGTCCAGTCAATGTCCAAAAGCAGGGGTTGGTCATCCCTGCATACTGACCAAAAAGTTTGTCCACTTCTTACTTTGCTCATAACAGGTCTCCCAAATCCAAGTCTGAAAGTTCCGCAGTTAAATCCGCTTTGCTTCCAGTGTTGTTGAATCTCTCTAGCTCCAGCCATTCCTGAGCCTGCTTTGCAAACTCTGGGTTGAGCTCCAAGCCCAAAGCTGCTTCAGCTCCATAAAACTCTGCAGCCATAATTGCTGTACCACTGCCACACGTCGGGTCAAGGACTCTGGAGTAGTGGTCACATAGGCCAGAAAAGAAATGCTTGAGCATGGGCAAGGGTTTTTCGCTAGCATGGAAGCGTTTGGTTGTAGGACCGGAATAGATGTTGGAGATGTTTTTGACAACAGCCTTTCTACCTCGGTTGAAGAACAGAGCATACTCGCCTACGTTTCGAAAGCCACACTGCACGTCGGCTATGATTCCTTTGTTGTCAGACTTGTGCCAGACCAAAGGTTGCATATGACAGCTCCAACCAGCACGCTGGAAGGCTTCCTTAGTCCAATCTGCGAAGCGCCAAGAAAGCCAGCAAATGCAATGAGCTTTCTCTGCCACTAGCATGTCCTGATGCTGGAGCAGTGCATTGACTAGCGTTTTATAAATATCTTCAGAATCCTCATAAGTCCCGTAAGAAGCTGTGTTACCTTGTTGACTCCTGTCATGATTGATTCCATACGGGAAGTCGAGGTGGATGAGGTCGAATGGTTTTCCGCTGTAGCTTTGGGCGAACTCGATGAAATCTCCTTGCTGGATTCGATAGGGGCTTTCGCTACTTTCTGTCTGTTCTGTTCTAACAGGTTGTGAAATTTGTCCAGTGCTTCCTGTTGCCATTTGTTCAGTTGTTTCATTTTTCTTTTCCTCCTGTTGTATTTCATTTTTGAAAAAGCTTGCAACCTCCATGGATAGATTGTCCAGAGCTCGAGCATTGTCCCGCTTAACTATGCTATGCGCGGACTGAATTGTAGGCGCTTCGGCTACCTTGGGGTTATCCATATTCGCAGCAAGTTGCATAGTGTAGCTCAGCGTGCTCGGCGCAACGCCAAAGTAAGGTGCTGCTTCCTGGTAGTTCTGAAAACCTTTGAGAGCATAGAGCTTAGCTGTAGCCTGGACGTGTTCTTGCCAGGTTAAGTCTTTCCGCTTAATGTTTTCTTCCAGCTCAATAAGCTGACGGGTTGGCTCATCCAAGTCTGACCAGACAGTGACCGGAATCTCTGGATGAATAAGGCCTGCAGCATAGAGCTCACTCCAAGCTGTAAACCTGCGTTCACCAGCAATAAGCCAGAAATGCCCAGGCAAGTCCTGCCTAGCTTCCACTACGATAGGGTTGATGAGAGTACCGACCTGCTGAATGCTGGCCTTGAGCTCATCCAAAGAGCCAAGGTCTTTTCGTTGCCGGTCAGGTTTAACTTTAATATGGTCTAAGAAAATTGATTGTGTCAAGGTAGGTCTCCGCTTCTAGTTTTGTAAGGTGGGAGGGACTGGAGTTGAACCAGACTGAACTACCGAGCCTCCCAAAGAGCAGGACTTAAGGGTGTCCTGCAAACCCAGCAGTCTAAGCTGCTACAAAGTTCCGAACTTCAGCAAAGATTTGTTCTGCGTTATTCGGATTGACTCGGTGGGAAACAATACCGATAATCTGAGCACCCGCAACTTCGGAGAGGATTTCAGCAAAACTTCTGCCTTCAGTCGGCAATCCAGTCTTAGCCAGAAAATCTTTCAGACGGAACAAAGCATCCTCTGAAAGATAGAACTGAGTTTTGAGAGTCTTGTCAGTCAGGTTGCGAACTTTAGCCAAGCCTTCCTGGTCTTCAACTTCCATAGCCTGTGCAATTTTTAAATCAAATTCTACATAGGGAGTTTTCTGTTTTGAAGATTCACCAGTGCGATACTGTGCAATAGTCATCAGGTAAGAGCCAGCGGGCAGGAGTGCAGGAGCTTCAACATCATCTGTTTTCTTTTCGAGTAAGCTAGTAAAATCAACCATAGGAATTTCCTTTCATTCTTTAGTTTAAGTTAGATTAGTGAGGTGAGCATAAGCTCGTGAGGGTGTGGGTTTCGAGCAGCTTACCCACGGAAGCTAGCACTAGGGAATTGGCGACCCTTGCTCTAAGCTTTTACATCCTGGAAGTATTCAGCCAGTCCAGTTTCCACACTGTACTGCTCTTTGACTTTCTCAGGGTTCGGACTTTTCAGGCCAAACATTGCAGAGCCCTTGGTCTTGAATACTCGCTTGGTTCCTACCATCTGACCCATGATGAGGTGGTTGAAGTAGCGACCTACTTTCGGCGGAAGCTTGGAACCCAGGGTATTGATTTGAGCCTTAACCATACCAGAGCCTTCGTCTTGGATATACTTAATATGCGAATTGACTATGACATTGCACTTCAGGTCATCGGAGTAGAGAATACTCAAGACATCTTCGATGAGAGCCATAGCCAAACCCCACTCCTGAATTTCTGGTTGGCGCCCGGTATGGCCAGCACCTGCAAGAACGTGCTCAAGTGCTGCGTCGGACATGAATGTCAGAGAGTCAATTACTATAATGTCCTCTTTGGAAGTGTACTTCCCTGACCATTCGGTCAGTAAAGCCAGGCCTCTAGCAAAACTTTTCGGTGTGCCTTGGATTAAGACCGTACCATTCACTGCCTTCTTCTTTTCTGTCAAGGTTTCATACTCAATGTTCTTAAGAAACTCAGGTTTAACTGTGGTGGAGAGGATGTCCAGACCATTATCATAGTCGAGGATGTGTAGCTTATATCCTGCATTAGCAAGGCTAGCAAGAGCACCAGTCTTTCCCGTGCCTGTGTCACCCATGTAGAGCATTTTGATAGGCTTCTCAGCCTTGTAAGTTTCTAGTGTCGGCATTTTAAACTCCTAAGAAAAAAGATTGAAATAACTATTGTTAGCCCTGCATAGCCAAAGAGAGCTATCAGTAAGCAGATGACTGTGAAGCAAAGAAGGTCTTGCATAGGCTAATCTCCTCTCGGCTTGCTGGGGTCCCAGACTCTCTTCACAAAGTCCTCTTGCAAGATTTGTTCCCTTAGACCACACGGTGCTGTGCAATAGTTTTTGAAAGGACATCCGCTGTACTTGTGACAGCTCTTGTCATTAGCCGGGAAGACTCCCCTGGTTGCATAAAACTCAGCTACTTTTATCCAGCTTTCCAGCTCTCCGAGCCACTCTTCACAGAACTCTTGGCTTCGCAGACTGACTTGGCGAGAGAACTCTCCCTTCTTTAAGTCAATAGCATCTATCATTACGCCACGGATAGGGGTGGCGAAGACTACCTGCCCTGCTATGGTATAGAGAGTCATCTGTGTATCCGGCTTGTACTGGTCAAAGTAGCGCTGAGTCAGTGGCATAGATGTTGTCTTGTGGTCTTGAATAAAGACCCCGAGGTCTTGCTTAGTCAACCTGTCAATGTGCCCAGCCAAGCTTACCTTCTCTCCAGCACCTGTCATGATATCTGTTTCCATCTGGAAGTGCAGCTCAACTCCTACCGTACCATCGGAGAATACCATGGTTTCACAAGGCTCAGCTTTGTAGTGCTGCATGTAGTCCCAGACTGCAAAGACCAAAGTTCTGGAGTTCCGAGTTGGGTCTTCATATTTGTCTATGTTCTGGCGAAGAGGATGTTGAAGCAAGGCCCGAATGACTTGGGTCTCGTTCTCAGCTTGGCTCAAGCCCTTGGCCTTGTTGCGATAGTAAAGCTCTAGTCCTTCATGCAAGGCTATGCCGAAGTCTAAGGCCAAGGCTGCTCGCTTGGTAGTATAGCCACGAATGACTTGCAGGTAATATTTCCTCGGGCATTCACGCAAGGTGCCCAGGCTGGTTGCATCCCAGATGAGCTGCATGAATGGATTGTTGGTAGAGAAAGCATTGTTGACAGGCAGAGGCTCAGCATTCTTTCCAGCTAAAAGTTCCTCTGGTACTGACAAGTCAACTTCCTCTTTGGTTGTTTCGTTTTGCATAGGGTAGTTCTCCTAGAAGCTCAGGTTGAGAGAAGCAAGCAGGTCTTTACTCTCTTCTTTCGAAAGCTTTTTCTTGGCCGCGGCTTTCTTCTCTGTTTCATGAAGCCAACGTCCTCGACCAGACCGCAATTTCTGCACGATGGTTTCAATGTCCTCTTCGGTAAGGAACTGAGGGTCTTTATTAAACAGCCGATCAATAGCTTCAAAGTCTGCATCAGCTATCGGATTGGTCAGAGCTTGACTATTGGTTTCTGTCATCACGTTCTATCTCCTCTAAGTCTATGTTAAATTCTGGAGGCACAGCGCCATCCTTGTACTTCGCTTGTGCAAGCTGCTTTACATACAGGTTGACAAGATGCCGAACGGCCAGCGTTGGATTTGGGCAAAGCTGCATGAGCGTATAATGAACGCTAGGGTCTAGGCGAATTAGAAATTTACTCCAGGTCTTGGCCATTGGGTATCCTTTCAGGTGGTTGATGATAGATAAGGAAGATGGAAGGGTCAGGTGTTGAGAGCAAGCTAAGCTTGGAAAGCTCGACTTCACTACTCTTGCAAAGATAAAAGGCTCGCTTGAGTAAGGCTTGCTGCTCTAGAGGGACTTGCACCTTGACCCCTCGGTCTTCTTTAGTTGCACGATACATAGCTGAAAGCAAGTCCTGGTAGGCAATGAACTGTGCGGAACTAAGACTTGCTTTCATGCCAGGATTCCTAGAGAGCCAGGTCGATGTCGGCCGTCTGCATCATGACAATTTCTTTAGCCTTAGCATACAGAACATCACGATTCTTTTCGACAGCAGCGTCGATAGCGTTCTTAAATTCTTCAGCACTGAGGCTGGATTTATTTTTGCCTCTGGCTTTCAGAGCTTCAACCAGTTTGCGTTCAACCATCTGGCGCATAACTTTTTCAACAGGGTCAGAAGTGCTGACGCTGCGAACGCCGAACTGGTAGCCAGCGACGTAGGCATCCAAAGCAGCCTGGTCAGGAGCAGCTTCACCCTCTTTAATTTTCGGAGCGAAGTTGTTGCGAACGTTCTCGCACAGCAGCTGGTTCAGCGCGTTAGCTTCATTAGCCGTGCAGACATGGCCTTCGCCAAAGGGCTGAGCAATGGTATATTCAATTTTCTTGATGATGATATTCTTGCGGGAAGTTTCTTCAGTAAATTCAACCATAGTAGGTTCCTTTCAGTTAGTAGGCTTGGCGGAATTGCCTTGCCTGGGTTAGTGGTTTATAGCTTGTCGGGTGAAGACGGCAACCCGTCCTGCCCGGAACAATTTTGATAATAATATAAAGAGGTGAGGTTGTCAAGTGGAAAAGTAACGAGATAGCTCATAAAGTTTTTGTCCGAGCAAGCTCATCCCTTAAAATCTTTTTCACTTCCTCCGGCACGTTCTTGGCCGAGACCCAGCTAGCATTTCGCTGGATGTAGAAATGAGAAGAGACTTTTAAATTCATACCTACCATAAAGACTTCCTCGAACTCAGTTTTCAACTTGGCCAGTTGTTTCTTAGAAGCTAAGATAAAGTAAAACATTTTACTTGACTCTCCTTCTCCAATAATCTGTCTGCAGTAAATCATCTAGAGTTCCTCCACATAAAAGCCTGAGCTTGCGGCTGAGGCCGGATTGATGTAAAGCCAAAAGCCTTCAGTAGGCTGGCCAGGTTTGGGTGCAAAGTCAGATTGATAGACTTCCACTGGCTGGATATGACAGGCTACGCCATCATAAGTGCTGGTATTATAGAGCGGGCTACCGAGGTCATAGAGCTTACAGCTTTGCTTTCTGTCCTCTGTCTTCACAGTCTGAATCCTGTTCCGCATGGAAATTGCTGCGGACTCGGTCGGGAACCAGACCCGCAAGCCATTCACGCTGGCCAAGGCTCGTTCCAGCAAATCCCTTGGCGCGCTGAGAGTTTGTATTTTATTTGTCATTGCAAAGAATCTCCGTTGGTTTTCGTAAAGAACCTCGACCACAATAGAGAGCTGCTGTCCATTCCCAAGTTGGATTTTCTTTCCAGAGCTTTTGGACAGTCCAGTTCCAGTTTGGGTGCGAGAGTATCTTAGTCTTCAGCTTATGCATTCTGGAGCAGCGCGGGGCTGGGATAGAGAGCCAGCACTGGCTTCCGCAGTAGTTGCTCTGCAGTCCAGCGTACCGCACGATTATCGGCACGGTTTGGCCTTGACCTAGCAAGACCCACTCTCGAGGAGCTTTGGCTACTACCTTGAGCAATCGCCCTTCAGTATCCACAACCCATTTGCCAAGATGGATTTCTAGGTCACCTTTAGGCTGCTCATGTCTCCAGTTGTATCTAGTGCAAGCTGTATAGCTTGTCATAGCTGTTATGCTGTCATGCTTTATCATCTTCAGCCTCCAAAGGTAAGTCCCACTCAGGTCGCCAGCCAAGGAAGACCGGATGCCTGGGTCTGTCAAGCACTCCTTCAGGGAAATACTTGTAGGTCAGAATCCTGTTGATAGGTGGTTCAGCTAGAAGCTGAATCTTATCCTGGTCTGTAAGCCCATCAAAATTTCCTATGCTAAACTTGACTCCAGCGAAAGGCCCGTTGAGCCCTATGCAATGCAGCTTACCCAGCACATTGGTTTCAAGCAGGCCAGCGGCCTCAGTGCTCCTCTCCGTGTAGCCAAGTGGGGTGCGCTGAGCTGGATTGGAGTTGAACTTCCTGGGCTCAACTGCCCAGACCCTGGCTTCCGCAGTTCTAAATCTCTTGAGCTTGAGCATGATTTGGTCTCGCAGAGTTCCTCGCCCATGCTTGTAGAGAGCTCCAGGCTCTCGCAAGACCAGACCCTCAAAGCCCATCTGCAAGGCTTGGTTCTCTAGCTTGAGCAGAGCTTCCTTGTCCTCTACCCACCACTGGGTCAGCAGCTTGCAGTTGCTTGGCCAACTTGCCTGGCTGTGCTGGAGAAGCTGATAGCGTTCCTGTGCTTTGAGTCCATCCTGCACGAGGTCGAAAATCAGAAACTCAAAAGGCCCAGTGTAGTCAGCTCTGCGAAGCAGACCGCCTGCCTTATTGAAATCCTGACCTGGCACTACGAGTTCCCCATCCAAAGGCAGGTTGAATTGCTTAGTCCACTCTTGCACAGCTTTGCAAGGATGAAGCTTGCCGCTTCGAGCATAGGCTCGGCCGTCCTTGAGCTGACAACGGTATCCATCTACCTTGAAGCTCACGAGCTTAGGCCAACGGACTTGTTCCAAGCTGCTATCCGTGAGGGCTGAAGCTAGCATAGGTCTGGGTGGCGCAGGAGGCTCCGCTTCCTGCTTACCTAAAAGGTCATCAAGTATTCCCAAATCTTTTCTCCTTTCTACTTTTCTATCTCTTGAAAAAGTGCAATGACCTGTTGGAACTGAGTCTTAACCCCTGTTCCAAGAATCCTTGCAGCGTGTTGATACTGTGCGAGCTTGTTCTGGAGCAGGGCTACTGAACCCAGGTCCCTGTATCCATACATGAGGGGCTGGTCGTCCAGGCTCATCCAACCAAAGGGCTCCTTGGTTGCAAGGTAGAGCTTCCCTTGTTGGTCTCTCAGAACATGCACGTCTTCTGCTTCTTTCTTTTGTCTAGTTGTTTTCATTCTTCCTCCTTCCTTCCTTCCTAGTGCAGGGTAACCTTGTGAGGGAACGCGAACTCCCAGTCTAGCTTTAAGTCTAGCTGAGCTGGAAGCTCATCTTCCATCTGGTCAAGTGCTTGTATTATACCCTCTTTCAGCGAGCTACGCAAGTGAAAAGATAATTCCTTGTACTGTTCTGTTGTGAGAGGGAATTCATCCAAGCTTACTTTCACTTTCACCTTACTCATCCTATACTCCTCCAATCCGGACTCTGAGCAGGTAGCTCTTGCCAAGCAGTCTCAGCTATGATACCAAGAAAGTGCTGAGCCCGAGTCACCGCTACATATTTCAAATTCCTCTCTTCCTTTTTCATCCAAGACTGGCTAGCTTGCCGAGATGTCCAATTGAGAAGCCAGACTCTTGGCCACTCTCTTCCCTTGGCTTTGTGTATGGTGGAGAGGAGCCAAGCACCAGGCTGAGGTTCATCTGTGAAGAGCTTGTTGATAGTTCTCAAAATGGCTGGGATTCCATGATGCTGCTGGATGAGAGTCCTCAAGCAGCTCGCATAATCTCGAAACTCTCCAGCCTTGTGCGGATACCTGTCTTGCATGGTCTGCTCCCAGCTTTCTGTTTCCTCCAGAAGCCGAGCTCTTGTATTTCCCTTGAAGTCTTCTAGCACTGAAGTCAGGGTCTTAATGAGCTCCTTGCCAAGGATGTAGACTGGTTTTTGCTGAGCTGTAAGCTTCATAGCTATACTAACCAGAGCTGCATTGTTCCGGCTCAGGATAGTAGCGGGCTCTTCCGTTGTCCAGTCTGGCATTTCGCTGAGGTGCAACACTTGGCCGAGACCTGCTTCTGGCCTTGCTTTAATGTCCGGCACATAGTTCTGAGCTTCCTTAATAATGCTGGCATCACATCTCCAGCAGGTAGTGAGCGGAAGCTCTGGCAAGCCGAGCTGAGTGAGGGTATCCTCTTCCGAACCTCGCCAACCATAGATGGCCTGAAAAGGGTCGCCGACATACCAGATTTTAGCTGGAGTTCTGCTGAGCATTTTGAGGTTCAAAGGACTCAAGTCCTGTGCCTCGTCCACAATCATCATGCTGGATGTGAAGACCTGCAGCCCAAGCGCTACGGGAAGATAGGTCATATCGTCAAAGTCTATAAGTTTCTCTTTCCAAAAAGCCTCATTGCTCTTTTGCAGAATCTCGCGAGCTGCTTCCGGGTCTGCTTCCCAAAGCTCAAAGTGGTCTTGTAGGCTGAGCCAGCTTTCTGATGTGTCAGGGAGAAGTCCGGGCTTGAAAGCTGGAGCTTTGCCAGCTGGCCGCTTAGGTATGAGTCCCCAGTTCTTTGCACAGCTTACGAGCCGCATAGTGTCAGCAAATCTCTTACGAGGATTCTTGCCTCGCAGCTTGGTCTGCTTGGTGAGCTCAAAGAGCTTGCCGGTGTCGAGCTGAAGACCCGGCATGTACTGGCGGAGAGCAGCAAAGCCAAGGCTGTGAAGAGTGCTGACCCTTGCACCCAGACCGAGGGCAGTACTGAGGTCTTGCTGGTTCTGCTTGTTGAAGGCTATGACTGTGCAGTCTAACTTGCTTGGCGCTCTATCCAGGGCAAGCTTGATGGTGCTGGTCTTGCCAGTGCCAGCTCGGGCTGAGAGAAAGCAAGGCTTGCCAGACCAAAGAGCTTGACAAAAGGCTTGCTGCTCAGGGGTGGGTTTGAGTTCCTGGGTCATGCCGGGTCTCCTATCTGATAGACGATACCAAAAGCTACAAAGCTTGGGCAAGGTTTCCAGAAGAGAAAATTATCAGCTTGCCAGTAGGGGATTTCCTTGCTGTAGATGTCGCTAGGCACTGGCCAATCTTCGTAGCATTCAATCTTCTTCTCTCCTGTTGAAGAGTCCATGCCCTGAACTAATAATTTAACTCTGTCTATTCTACGCCCGTGGGCTCTTGATTGTCTGGCTAACCAGACTTGTATCTTTTTATTAGCTTTCTTGACTTTAATATTCTCCATTGATTCTAATTCCTTTCAGCTCTTCAAGCTGTGCTTGATAGTGAGCGATGAGTGTTTTGTACTGTCTGCGGTAGGCTTCTAAGACCGCCCGTTTGATTTGCCATATGGTCTTGCCGGTGGCACTGCCGAGGATGTCCTGATCCCAAAAGCCCTCAAACCAAAGTGGCAAGCCAGCTTTGTACTGAATTTTAGCTATGGCAAAGGGTCTTGCCCCTGGCTTTTTGAGCAGGAGCTCTCTGGTATAGCAGTCTGGTTCAGGGTCTGCCTGCTTCTCTCCAAGGTAGAGGTAGGCTTGCTGGCGTCTGGAACCAAGCTTCTTGCTGACCGGGCGCTTCTTCTGAGGGTTGCAGAGAAAGGGTCTTACCGCAGCTCCTTGGCTCTTGGTCGCTTGCCTTTGGCCTAGGCCTTGCTGAGCTGTTGCCATCTCCAGTCCTCCTTATGATTGAACCAGGTATCCATGCCGTCCGGGTTGAGTAGGAGGTCGGACATGAAAAGCTGAAGAGCTTTGTAGGTCTCGGGATTTATCTCCCCTGTGGTAATTTCACAGAGCTTTTTGTATAGCCAAATCTCTTGACCGTGGCCTGGCTCCTCCTGCAATCCGAGCACAAAGGTCAGGCTTGCTGTGGGTAGCTGACTCATTGGGCTAGCTGGGTCTTCTAGTTGGTCTCTGAAATTGATGACCTCCTGCTGAGGTTCGTGAGGTGAGCCGGTGCTGATAAAAACATTCCCTCGGCGGTAAGCTTGCAGACTCTGTCCATAGAGTGGGTGCTTCTCAATTGTGCAAGTCCAGAATTCCAGACTTGCTAGGTTCTCTTTGAGCTCTTCTCTTACCGCTCGGGAGTTGAAGATAATTGGCTGGTCAATTCGTCTCTTGACCAAAGTAGTCTTGTTTTCCATTTTCTTTCCTTTCTTTTCTAGGTTGCTCGCTTTGGAGCGTAGTTGTTGGGTGGGCTGGGCTAGCTGTGTGTATGATTGCTTGCGCTATCTCCCTGCCCCTTGCCTGCTGAGCTAAATCTTCCCACTGAGCAGGTCTTCCGCGAATTGGTCTACCCAGTTGGCTAGGAAGTTCCGCTTGGTGTCCAGCCATTCTTGCGTCATCTGGCTAATCTCTTCCGCACTTTTCTGCGGGTATTTCCGCTTAAACTTCTTCCACTGCAGATTAAACTCGTCCATCTCCTTGAGCTTGGCTTTGGGCATGGGGCTCTCTTTGGTATCCCTCCAGACTGCTACTGAGTTCCGGCTTGCTGGACGCAGGGCGGGCTCAGGATTGAGGCTGGCTTTGAAAAGCCACTCTGCAAATTCCTGGCCTGTCATAGGGTCGAGCCCTTCGACTCGCAAGAGTGCTTGGCCGTCGAGGCCTTTGCAGGGGGTGATGTTGAGGTTGTAGGTTTGTTCAATAATGTCTACCATAGTTGGTTTCCTTTCATAGTTTTGTTTCTCTTTTTAGTTTGTCCTTTGTCGCTGGCCCGCTGGCCGCTTGCCAGGCTAGACCCTAAGGTACTTGGCCTCGAAGGAGGGAAAGCTCTCTCGAATCTGTCTACCACAGTTGGTTCTACTCAAGACAACCTGTCTGTCTTCCACTTTGTCCAGACGGTAAAGTTGCCCGGTCTTCCGATTCCGATAGATTGGTCGCTTGGAGGGCAGCCAAGTATCCACGTTGGCTAGCTGCTGTGTCCAGGTTGTCCGCTTGCTGTTAAAGAGCCCCATTGATTCCCTCCAATCCAAAAACCCAGATGAAGGTGTCTTCGCCTTGCTGGCTGGGTTTGTGTACTTCCAGAGTCCAAAAGGCTTGCCGTCCGTCCTGGCGAGAGGTTATGCCCTCCAGAATCCAGAGCGTTGGGCTCTGGAAGGCTAGGCGGGCTTGACAAGAATAGGTAGCTCGGCTGACGAGGGGCTTCCATTGTGTCTTGATGGTCAACTTTGTGAGGGCTGTCCAAAACTTGTCTGAGGTCAGCCCAATTTCCTGCTCGATGAGTTCTCGAGCTAGTCGCTTTGGGGCTTTCCTGTTGCTGGGATAGACCAGGCACTGTGCGGTCTGCCGACTGAGGCTAATTGTCATACTTGTTCTCCTTGTTGCTGATAGGCTTGTTGTTGTTGAGGAGGGCTGTTCTGAGCTCGGTGAGGAGCTCGCTGACCTGCTGAAGGGCAGCGTCCTGCTCTTGTCTATTGTGAATTACTTTGGCTGTGCTAAGCTCGTCTTCTGCTGCATTGAGTAGGGCAAGCAGTTGTTCATCTCTAGTGCTGGGCATGGTAGGTCTCCTGACAGAGCCAAGAGAAAAAGGTCTCTGGCTCGAGTAGCTGGGGTTGTCTGATGTAGGGGTGAATTTGCCAGATGGCAAGAGTGGGCTGGCTAAGGGTCTGACTGAGGTAGAGTCTGTAGCTCTTCGGACTCTGCGAGGCTTTGCCGCTTGCTGCTTGCTGCTTGCCCTTGAGGCTAAAGCTGAGAAAAGCTTGACCATCTTGCTGGCCTTCGGCTATGTCTTGTGTTGCGCGCTGTAGGCAGCTTAGCTGTGGCCAGATAGGCTCGAAGTGGGCTGGCCGGTAGGGTTTGTCTGGCTGGGCTTTGCTTATCCAGGTTGTCATGAATTTGCCCTCCGAGCTTGCCATTGCCAGTCTGGATATTCTTGACTTAATTTGGCTGCAATATTTTGTGCCTCTTCTTTACTTAACAATGTTGCATAGATAAGTTTATCCACTTGCTGGCCTTCGGCCAAATCCATAGGTTTAAATTGTTTGCTGTCTGGGGCTTTGCTATAAAGAATCCATGTCATGTTGTTCTCCTAATTTTGTAGTTTTGCCTCGGGGCGGAAGTAAGGTTGTATCCCGTGCCCCGTTGGTAATTGTAATGTATCATGTCGGGGCGAGGTTGTAAAGGGAAAAGTGTGCGGCTGGGTTGTTTTGTGCGGTGGTCGGATAAAACTATGGAA